TGTACGGGGCCGTAATACCGGTCTCCGGCTAAGGCTAGGTTAGGCAGATCATTGACCTCTACTTGCTTACCCCAGACTGCTTTCTCTGGTGCTTTGTCGTTGTCTACTCCCATGACAATCAAGTCACTCACTTTGAGAGGATACTTGTCAGCATCGCTTAGTGATGTGTCTAACATGAACTGTAAGGCGAAGCCTGAGCGACCATAGGACAGCTCACGTTCTGTAAGGTCTTCTTCGTCAAAGCGTAGAGGGTCCATAGGACTACCTGCTTCTACTTTGTCGGCGTCAAGAGCATCAGCAACCATAGGAGCAAGGCGGTCATTGTATTTTTCTCTTTGGGCTACCGTCGGGTATCTTGCAGGCCAAATGCGTAGGTTGTATCCACGATTTCTTAGCTCCTCATAGAGCGACATTTCACACTGAGGTGTTCCTAGGTAAATGACACGTCCGTCGGGTTTAAGAACAGCATCAAACTCTTTAACGCTTTCCCCAAGCTTTTCACGCATCATCTGTGTTGCTGAGTTGTTAGGAACCTCAATGTCGTCTGCAATGATAATATCTGCGCGAGACCCTGTAAGCTGTCCTGTAATACCGACAGACTTAACTGAAGGAGACCCTGAGGCTTTTGCAGGTGCAACGTCAAAGGCGATCTTGGACCACCGCTGCTCGTCTTTTGCAATTAAGTGTTGGGTGAAAGGTAGCTCAACGATCAAACGCTGTGTGAAGGTACTGAAGTCATCGGCTCTCGATTTAGAAGCTGAGATAACCATGAATTTCATGTCGGGGTTTAGTAGTAATTGATGCACTACATAAGCACATGTGATGTATGACTTTCCTACACCTCGAAAAGCCTGAACCACCATACGTCTAGGACCACCTTGAAGGTACTCGGCCATGTCGTATTGAACCGGAGTTGGTTCGGGTAGGTTCAGGTGTTTCCAAACAAGGTATAGAAAATTCCTAAAGTCGTGAAGTTGCTTTGGAATTTCTGGGTTCAAAGTAGATTACCTTTATTTTTTGTCTTGCCACTTCATCATGCAGAACCCTAGGGCGGCAGCGCCTGCCCCTGTGCACAAAGCTTCCGCTAGTTCAGGTCCAAAATGGGTGGGGTGTATCAGGAAATCAGCGCCTGCTGTTAGGGTACCGATAGTCCATGTTGATAAAATTATGTTGCCTTCTAGTTTCTTAGAAAAGCTCAAGGCCATGAAAGAAAGGCCAGCAATAGTACCTGTCTTGGCGGCTGTAACAGCGTGATTTAAACTTATGATGGTTAAGTCGCCCTGCACCATACAGAGCAAGCAGGCTAACCAAGCCTCTCGAAACCTATGAATAAACAAAATATATTTTTGGTATATTATTTTTCCCATCGCATACACCAAGGGCACTTGTCATGGGCCATTCGAGATATGTCCTGTCGTGTAATACCAATATCTTTTAACTCATGGTTACTGTGCATGCGTAGTTTATCAGCCGCCCAGTCGGCGCGACGGTGGTAACTATAATCTTGCCAAAACTTTACTATTTTTTTCATTGGTTGAATGCCTGTTGAATATCTGCGTCGTCAAAAGGTAGAGCCTCGAAAAGGCGGCCCATATTGTTGTCACCTGTTGGAATGGACTCAACACCGTTGTCTTTTAGGAACTTGATGGCTGCACTTATTTCAGCACCTGTTGCCTGTCCTGATTTAATTTTGTCGAGTAGATCGGTAGCCACTGCTGCATGCAGGGCCTCCAATAAATCGAAAGAAGCTTTACCGCTCATTTTACGACCTCTTCGGTTGTTTTGATCTGTTCGCACTTGCGGTCATAATCTTAAGGTTGCTTGGTCTGTTGTCGGTAGCGTTGTGGTTTTTGTGGTCCACCTCTTTACCGTCTCCTTTGCGAACCAAGCCTTTTTTAGTTGCGTACTTACGTGCCGCGTTACGCCCAGCGCGTCGTTTCTTTTGCTCTGGTTGTGCGTGGTATTCGCGGTATTCCTTTTTGTAGTCGCGGCTCATTTAGAAACGCCTTTCATTTTCTCCCAAGTACGCAGGCCCGATAGACCAAGCATCGCTAGGACTAGCTCTAGAACTTGTTCCATTGGAAACTGTGGGAAGGATGAGATTGGAATGCCGTACAAAGTAGCGCACCACTCAGAAACAGGCTGACCGATAAACGCCCAAAAGACGCCTAAAGCTGCTACCCATCCAATAGCGGGACGCCACCCAGCGACCCATAAGGATCGGTGAGTGGCTTCCACTTTATTGGTTTCTGCTTGTGATTTATTGACTTCATTAACTGCTGATAAGATTTCAAACTCAATGCGCTGTTTAGCTAATTCTGCTTGCGCCTTGTCAGGTAATGTTTTGTCGATAATTGCTACAATGTTTGGCAGGATAGTCATAAGACCTGCTAACATTTATTATCCTAGTAATTTGATGACTGCTGTTAATCCGAATTGATCGGCCATGAACAGACAAGAGACCCCTATAGCAAACCATTTGATCTGTACTAAGGTTTGATGGATACCACAGAGAGTAGTCCTTAGCTCTTCTGAAGTATCAAAAAGCTCTTTAATGTTGTCGTTTTGGCGTCCGATAGTCCATTCGATTTTACATATACGGTTTTCTAGATCAGGGTTATTCATTATGGTCTATTACCGTATCTGTACATTTAAACCATAGATCGTTTTCTGGTGGATTAAAGTAAGGAACATCTCCCTCTGGGGGCTCCTCACGTGTGACATCTCCCACATCCGCCCCGCGTACAATATACTTATGATCCATACTATAAACAGGAGTGTCTGTAGCTACTATTCTATAAAGGGTACTTCTAAGGGTGTTGGGGTCCATGCCTCGTAGCCTCCGTTTGTTATTTTTTGATCCACGCTAGGGTTCATTTGCAACTCAATCTCATACTCTTTGTAGTGCAAGCTTAACGCCATTACGGCTAGAGTAGGCGACAGGGATCGCATTTGTGTCCCTGTTTGTTGATTGAACCACTCAAAAGCGTCGAAGGCCTCGGGGTCAATTGTCTCTACTTCTTCAAAACTAAAACCTTTAAATGTTTTTGTACCATCTGGGTTATCAACTACACCAGAAATATTACTAATAGTTTTAGCAGCTTTGACCCTTGATGATTTAAGAAGGGTAGCTTCTTTAACTAGCTCATCGTAATTAGTAAACTCACGATCAGAGTCTAAACGCCAAACACGTTCTAAAGAATGGTCATTAAAATATGTTAAAACACTTGGAAAGTTTACAAGACCCTGAAACCATGTAACGTAATAAGAGTGGGTTTCGCTTGAACCTAGTTCTTCTAACTTGCTCGTAACTAAATATTCAGAATTTATAAGAGTCTCAAGTGTTTCATCATAATCTAAAACATCAGCTTCTTGTTCTTCAAACCAAGTAGAGATAATTGTTAAGGCATCTCCTGATAAGCCGTGGTCTTTAAGTAGCTGTAAGGATATTCGCATTAGGAAACTGACCCCCATACATTTGTAGTGTTGTTGATCGTTACTGAGTTTCCATTAGTTACAACCGCAGGGCCTCCAAGTTTTCCGTTATCAAACTCATAAGTGAAAAGGTAGTTATTATTGCCAAGAGCGTTTGCATTAAGGTTTTGTTGATTAATATGGTTTGTAAACTCTGAATACGTCATCGTTGGTGAACGCTGTCCATAACCATTGTTACCTTGGTTGTTTATTACTGGTGCTAGTCCTCTTGCTGTATAATTTCCTGATCCTGTGCTTACATAAGCACCGTCGTTGGTGTCGTAGACCCTTGTAGGGATTACTGTACCACCGCTGGCTCCTGAAAATCCTCGTTGAAATTTGACAACAAAAGTATCTTGTCCGCCTCCACCACACATTATAATTTCTCCATTTAATAATTTTCCCCGCCGCCTGAGCTAGTTTGAGAACTCCAGTGGACAGCACCGCCTGCGCCCCCTCCGTCGGAAGGCGTGGCTGCAATAGTTGCAGCATTACCTGTATCGTTTACTAAGTAATTGGCGTCAGTTCCCAGTTGTCTAAACGCTTGCGTTCCTGTCTGGTTTATGCCCGTAAGTGCAGGGGGTATCTCCGTTGCCCAGTACGGGATATCTTCCCCAATAACTCTATACTCTGCTAACAAAGAGCGTCCGCCACGTCCGCCACCAGCTCCTCCTCCCTGACCAAAGCCAGCTATGGGAGTAATTTTAATGGTAGCACCAGATGAAACAGTGTTATCTGAAAATGTCCTAGAGGCTGGGACGTAATTACAGTAAGGCCCATAGAATATTGAGGCCATGGGTGTTGAACTATCGTACTGTCCGTACACAACGATAGGCTTTAGGGTGGCGTCCCAAAATTCATACTGACTACCTACGACGGTGTTAGCACTTGTTGCCAGAACACCTCCAGCTCCTCCACCTGCAATGTAGCCTGAGTTGTTTATTGTTGCTGTACAATTAACTGATAGAGCAGGCCCACCGTTTTGAGCGGGTGTTACTACGCTTGCACGCCATCCAGCCGCTGTTAGAGTAAGACCCCAATTGCTTCCTGTTTGCTTTCTAAATGCGTCTGGAATGTTATATTGAACAGCATCCCCGCCCTTACCCATAATGATACCGTTATTATTAAGAATAAGGGTGCCTAAATTGCCTGTTGTTAACGCGGGAACACCTATGTCGTTGGACCAAAACGTAGTACCGCTGTTAATTGTGATTTCAAAATTGTTAGGGACACTATATCCCAAACCTGTAACCCAAGATTGTAGGTTTACCTTTTGGTGATTACCAGCGGGATAAGTTAATGATATTACTGCTGAGGCACCATAAAAGCTGCTGTACGTTATTGTTCCTGAAGTAGCGATACCCGCGGCTACTCCGTAATATTCGTTAAGAGAATGAGGGGCGGACCCCCCAAACTCATTAACAATATCAGTCATAGCAAGTGAACCACTTGATTTAACTGCCATTCTTTATTTCCTTTACCTGTTGAGAAAGGTCCTTAACGGCCTCAATAAGGAGACCAACAAGGTTACCGTAAGCAACCGAAAGATATTCATCATTCTGAATGACGACCTCTGGTATGACTTCTTGAACTTCCTGAGCGATAACACCTATGTTGTTCGTTCCGTCTTTCACAAAGGTTACGCCCCGAAGTGCTTCGACTTTACCGAGAGCGTCATTTATTGTCTCAATATCTGTCTTTAATCGTTCGTCAGAATACGCTGTAAGGTTTCCTGTGGCTGTGCAGTTACCATTAGAAGCCACGGTAAAGCGTGTAGTGTCGCCACCAGCCCTGATGTAAACATCACTAGCTGACTTGATATAGGTGTGACTGTCTGTAGCGAAGTAGAAGCGTTGATCACCATCAGGCGTAACGCGCCACGAGTTGTTTACTGCCCATGTAGCACCTGAAGGACCTGTGGCACCTGTAGGACCTGTGGCACCTGTAGAGCCTTGCGCTCCGGTGGTACCTTGAGGACCTGCAGCACCCGCAGGGCCTGTACCGCCTGCTGGACCTGTAGCACCTGTAGAACCTGTAGCACCCTGATCACCTTCAGGTCCTTGAGGCCCCGTGGGCCCTTGAGAACCTGTTGAACCCGCAGGTCCTGCATCACCCTCAGGACCTGTAGGACCTTGTGGGCCTGTGGCACCTTGAGAACCTGTAGAGCCTATGTTCCCTTTATCACCTTTAGGACCCGACGGGCCTGTAGGACCTGTAGGACCTGTTGGACCGTCTGGACCTTCAGGACCTGTAGGACCTGTGGAGCCTGTAGCTCCTGTAGAGCCTGTAGGACCTGTAGGACCATCGTCGCCCTGAGGACCTGTAGGACCTGTAAGACCTGTAGGACCTGTAAGACCTGTAGAGCCTGTGTCCCCTGTCGAGCCCGTGGGCCCTGTGGGACCTGTCGGGCCTGTAGCACCTTGAGGACCTGTAGAACCTATGGCACCCGTGTCACCTTGAGGACCTTGAGGTCCTGTGGCACCTGTAAGACCAATACCACCTTGAGGACCTGTAGGACCTGTAGGACCATCGTCGCCTTGAGGACCTGTCGGGCCTGTACCACCTGTAAGACCTATACCACCTTGAGGACCTGTAGGACCTGTAGGACCATCTTCGCCTTGAGGACCTGTTGGGCCTGTACCACCTGTAAGACCTATACCACCTTGAGGACCTGTAGGACCTGTTGGACCGTCGTCGCCTTGAGGACCTGTCGGGCCTGTACCACCTGTAAGACCAATACCACCTTGAGGACCTGTGAGACCTGTATCACCAATGAGGCCTTGAGGACCTGTTGGACCTGTAGGACCGTCTGGACCTTCAGGACCTTGAGTACCTGTGGAGCCTGTAGCTCCTGTAGAGCCTATAGGACCTATTAAACCTTGAGGACCGTCAGGACCTGTAGGACCCGTAGGACCTGTGTCACCTTGAGGACCTTCTGGACCTTCTGGACCCGTAGGCCCTTGAAGACCTACAGAACCCTGTGGTCCGGTAGAACCATCAGCACCATTGGCACCATTTGTACCCTTCTGAGCAACTTGCTGCCAGTAGGTTGTGTTAGTTGTTACTGTACCAACGGGGACGTTGATTTTAGCAACAAATGTTTCGCCGTCATAGTAAACAGCATCCTGCGCGACATAAGCAGTAGAGGAAACCCAAGTTCCCTTCCAACCCATTCGCACACGACCAATATTTATCTGAGCCATATATTTTACACCGTTGTTACATAGAGAAAGCCATTGGCGTCGATTGAGAAATCGTTGTCGTTAGCATCTCCATAATATTCTATCTGAAGCTCCCCATCTGAATTGATGGAGAACGTGCCAAAAGCTAAACCTAACGGGGTAGAACCCATTACACCTGTGGGGCCTTCGGGACCTGTAGGGCCTACATCACCCTGTCCGCCTAATGGACCTTCTGGGCCCTCTGGACCTGTTGGACCTTCTGGGCCCAACGGGCCCTGCGAACCTTCAACGCCTTGGATGCCTCTAGGACCTTGATCACCTGTGGCCCCTGTAGAGCCTGTCGTACCTTGAGGACCTTGAATACCCTGATCACCTTGAGGACCTTGAGGGCCGGTATCACCTGTGGCACCAATAAGGCCTCGAGGACCTGTGGAGCCTGTAGCACCTGTAGGACCCTCAGAGCCTGTAGAACCTGTGAGACCTGTACCACCAATGAGGCCTTGAGGACCTGTAGAGCCTGTAGCACCAGTAGGACCCTCAGGGCCTGTTGCACCTGTGAGACCTGTGTCACCAATGAGGCCTTGAGGACCTTGGGAACCTGTAGCACCTGTAGGACCCTCAGGGCCTGTAGCACCTGTGAGACCTGTATCACCAATGAGGCCTTGAGGACCTTGGGAGCCTGTGGCACCTGTAGGACCCTCAGGGCCTGTAGCACCTGTGAGACCTGTATCACCAATGAGGCCTTGAGGACCTGTGGAGCCTGTAGCACCTGTAGAGCCTGTAGGACCCTGATCACCTTGAGGACCGAGAGGGCCAGTATCACCTGTAAGACCTTGAGGCCCTGTGGGACCTGTCGGTCCTAGGTTACCCTGAATACCTTCAGCACCTTGGGAGCCAATCGGTCCTGAAGAGCCTGTAGCACCAATAGGACCCTGATCACCTGTAGGACCTTGAGGACCCACGGAACCTGTAGCACCTTCAGCGCCTTCAGGGCCTTGAGTACCTGTCGGACCTGTAATGCCTTGAGGACCTGTAGGACCTGTTTCGCCTATGTTACCTTGGTCACCAGTGATGCCTTGGATACCTTGAGGACCGACGGGGCCTTGGATACCTGTAACGCCTTGGCTACCTGTCTCCCCTTGAGGGCCTAAGCCGCCTTCAGGACCCCTAGGACCTTCAGGACCGCGAGGGCCTTCTGTACCATCAGGGCCTTGAGGACCTGTAGGGCCGGAGGAGCCCGTGGCACCTGTAGGACCTTGAGGACCTTCAGATAAGAAGAACGCTAGGTTCCCGCTGCTTGGATCGTATTCACTATAACCATCAGAACCATAAGGCAGACGGACCAGCGAGGTAGTAAGACCATAAAGTTGGTCACGTACTGAAACTGCTGTTCCAATAACTGACTCTCCAACCGTATCTACATACCCACGGGTGGCAATTTCATCGTCTTCAGTTGGGTTACCAATATTATTAAAGCTGAACCCTTGGCCATCCCACGTATTGGTGTTGGGATTAAGCCTGATGCCTAAACCAGCTTTGTAACTAGCCTCTTCAGATAGAAAACGAGCCTGCTGGCTTAAAAGGTTTAAGTCTTCAGCGTTTAAGTTTGATCCTTGTGTGAAAACAACGACAGGTGCAGTTGAGGTGGAACGCTCAATAACCACCAAAGCGCCTGCTTCCGGCAGGGTATTGAGTACGATTGTATTTGTAGAGGTAAAAGTAAAATTTGTAGTTGCAGTACCGTTAACGAGTACAAGAACATCAGCTTCGTTCATGTATTCAAAAGGCACGGCAAACGTCGAAGCACCGCCGTCGGCAGTGTAATTAGCAATAATAGCCATTTAATACCTGTATGAAAAAGACCCCTCCGAAGAGGGGCCGTTCGTTAACGATTGAAATCGAGGAGTTGCTGTCCAGTTTGTTTTGCTACTTTACGGGCAACATACTCATCTCTGAGCTCTGGGAACTCTTGTATAAGTTCTGCCCTTGCGTTCTGGATATGAGCAGAGATGACCTTACGGGTTAAATCCGCCTGCTTATTGAAGCCTTCGGCTGTCAACTCAAAGTCACTTGCCGCAGCACTATAAGCTTCACTTGCAAACAGTTTCTCAAGGTTGCCCATAAGGTTCCTGCCATTTATCTTAGAAGTACCTGTAAGGCGTTGATACGCTGCAAATTCCTCAGTATTAAGTTGGAACTTTAAATCTGACATAGTCTTAGTTGGGCCGCGGAAACCTACTTTTAGGTTTACCAGCTCTTCTAAAACTTTATCTTCCGTCACATCTCTTACTGGAATACCTGAGAAGCCCCCGTAGTTAATCATAGGCTTACCTGTTAACCAATTATACTTTGTTGGCAACTCGTCGTTTGAGGTAACCCATCTACGTCGGATTTTGTCTATTAGACCTACTGCTTCCTTCATTTCTTCAGGTTGTCCGGCCATCAGGTACTGCATCCCTTCGTAAATTTGTTCAGGGGCTGTAGGTACAAATGAGCTCACATATTGCTCACCAATTCGGCGTAACGAGTTTTTCTGTGCAGGGTTTTCGCTTGTTAAAGCAGCAATCAAGTTAGAGATGCCTTGAAAATACGCCTTATCCTCCACAGTCTTTGTAATACCTAAGATCATAGAGATAGCTAGGTCACCAACGGGTACACTCGCAATGTCTTTTGGGTCACCAGAAAATGAAGGTGAATAAGCTACAGAGTCATACATGTTTGCCACTGCAGCGATTGGCATGAAATTAGGGTCCATGCGTTGGTAGCTCACCCATTTACCACCTACTTTGATGCTATAGGGTTGGTTACCTGCTTGTCGCCATGTGCGGTTCTGTGCTGGATCGGACGGGCCTGCGCCAGTCACTAGGCCTTTATAAACAAGACTTAGTGCGCCGCCGTAAATCACCATTCCGGTGGCCAACTTACCTTGAGCCTGCGAACGTATAACCATATCAGTGCTATTAAGCTGCTCCTGTAAGTCTTTAGAAAGCTTACTAAGCATTGGGGTACGCTGGACTGCCGAGGTGATTAAGTTAGTTGGGGTCCGTACAAAGGGTAACACCATCTGGAACGAGGGGTTGTTCGACACAAACGAGTGAAGCTTTTGAGCATGGGAGCCCTTACGAAGCTCCTGTGTAAAGGTAACACGACGGGCCATATCAACAGCCTGTGAGTGCTTAAATTTACCGTTAGCAGTAGCAGCCGCTCCTGAGGCGTCAAAAGCATCGTCGATGTTCTTTGAGATGAAGGCCGTAAGCTCTTTACCCTTAAGACCACGCCCAACGCCTTCTAGCTTTGAAGAAGCGTAGACAGCCGAGCGGTAGTTGATTTGTTTAAAGAACTCATCCTCAGCCCCCAAAGCCCGTAAGGACATGCGACTTGCTTTACCTGTGTAGTTTAAGAAACCACCAAGGAACGTGTCAGACGCTACATCCCAATACTCGCTAGTAATCTTATTGGCTTGAGTGATGTCATCAACCTTACCAACAGTATCTAGGAGGTTTTTCTCAAGCGTAAACGCTCTAGACGCTTGAACGATTGCAGCATCAAAGCCCATAAAGAGCCCTTCTACTTGCGCACCGTAGTAACTCCGTGCTGCCGCGGCTTCCGCTGAGAAAGCACCTTTACCCATAAAGGACCCAAGATAGCCCTCCATTGGACGCAGGAAGGTTTCAATACCACCCGACGCCAAGTTGGTTACGTGCGTCTTAGTGTTTAACAAGATCATAGAACGGAAAAGCTCAACTACAGACCGCATACCTTTAGTGGCGTTGCTTTCTTGAGTAGCCTTAATAACCTTGTTCATGGCTTTATAGTTACCACGACCAGCAGCAACAAAGGAGGCTCGAAGCTGTTCTAAGCCTTTCTTACCGCCGTAAGCTTTTAGGACATGATCTAGTTCTACGATGTCGTCACGTTCAAGTGAGTTTCTCTTAAGCTGATCAGCATCCATTACTGGCTTTTTACGAAGGTTTAAAGCTCGACCAAAGGCTGTTTCTTGTCCCTGAAGGGACTTGAGCAACATTGAAGAACTCTCAAGCGCTTCTAAAGTTGTCTGAGTAAACGCATCTTCAGTGTTAAACCGTACATCTAATAGTTTGTCATACAGCTCTTCATACTGTTTCTTTACCACGCTTTCAGCAGCCCCAAGAACAAATGAGGCGTCCTCAGTAGCCTTTGTAAAGTTAGTTACGATACCAGCAATCTCTTCGTTTTTAAGACCAAACATATCTCCAAATCGTTCAGCAATGTCATTCTCAGCATCTTTCCAAGACTGAGTGCCTCGAACTGCCTGAAATTCTTTTGCGTTGATTTTAATAAGATTAGAGACTGTGTCTTTAACACCCGCAGGGTTAGTAGGGTCCCAAGTTTTAGGATCGTACAGGTTACCCTTCTTTAAGGAATCACCGAGTTGCTCTGGGTTTTTAGCAATGTTTTGTAGCTGAGCAGCGTCGAGTTTCTTTAGTTTAACCTTAGTAGGCGCTTTAACACCGTTATCAGAAACTTTGGTTTCTAAGTTAACAGTTTTATTTGCTTTAGGAACTTCCGCTCCCTTGCTAGGAACGTCCACTCCTTTGTAAAGATCGTCAACAATCGTATTGAGAAGAGTAGCTTTAGTTTTTGAGTTTTTAGAAGACAGTTTAATGCCAAGCATTTCAGCATAACTAACCAGCTCTTTTTTAGACGTGCCTTTTATGACTTCGTCCTTGGTTCTATTCTTAAGGCCGTCATCTAGTTTACGTCTAATCAACTCTTTTGTAGCTGTTAGCTTAGGAACTACAGTCTCACCTACCTCTTCTAAACCGTCATCTAGAATAGTCTGTGGGGTGTTAGTTGTACCCTTAGCTTTCTGTTCAGCAACTAAATCAGCCTTGAGTGCTTGAGTAACTGCATTTTCTGTAGCCACCTCCTCAACGTCTAACTTAACCGCAGCATCAATCTCTAAATCCTGTTTAGCGACGGACTCAGTAATATCTTCGCCTGCGTCAATAGCACGTTCAGTACGCTTAAATGCCCTAGCTACTTTGAACACAGCTTCAACTGCGGCACCTGTTAAGGCACCTTCGATACCTGCTTTAAACTTGCCTTCAGCATAGCTGTCTTCAGGGTCCGCAGCTAGATACTGTGTTACCACGTTATCAAGAGCAGGCACGTCCTCCAAGACGTTAGACAACCGCTCTTCATAGGGGTTTGATACGATTGTATCACCTACAGCACCTTGACGAATGTTACGGCTCCAGCCTTTACCCATTAAGGCGTTATCAAGACCGCGTCCAAGCTTTCCTACCAATTTGATCTTACCAGCACCTATAAATCCTAGGCCAAACTGAGTAAGGTCTTCAACAATTTTACCGCCCATTGTTCGGGGACGGTTAGGTTGGTATTTAATTATAGGCGTCCGAGTATCCTCAAAACCTTCATAACCTGTGAACTCAATCGCAGTGTCGATAGCTGATTTACCAAACTGTAGGGTTTCCTCAACAGCATCAACTGTGCCTGAGGTTATACCACGACCCACTTCGTCCCAGAATCCTATGTCGTTATCAACGACGGCCTGCGCCTCTTCGTCGAGGACCCATTTGCCGTTTTTATCAAAGGGCATTATTCCTGTCCTCCTTCGTAATTTAAGATTAGACGCTCAATTTCTTTTCCGAAATTAGGCCCTTGATTTGCGAGATCGTATTCCAGTACCCTTAGAAGCCGTGCTATTTCAGGTTGCACAAGGAAACTCATAAGTCCTTGGGGCAAGTCTTCTGGTACAAGATCGGGGAATAAGGCTCTTGCCTGACCCATAAAGATGTCAGCGCGGATACGGTCCTGCTCGTTTTGAGCCTCACGTACTTGGATCTTGTCATTGACTACATCCTCATCAACTTCAGGAACTGGTGCATTAGCTACGATTTTTGACGTTACCTGTCCCAGCACTTCCTCAACAGAAACGCCTAGACGCGCTGCCATAACAAAGGCTCTCGACTGTCCCCAGTCTCTTGTTGGGTCAATAGAAATCTGATTGTACTCATAAATAAGACCCTCAAGGTCCTCAAGACTGTCAATGCCATCCAGAGGGTTGGTATTCGTACCTTTCAAGTCAGGTTCGGGGATTACAAATGTGGGACGATTTGCCTCGACGGCTAACTTAGATGCTGTCTGAGTAAATGATTGCGGTAAAATAAGCAGTGTTTTCTTAACATCAGGGGACAGTCCTGTCTCTTCAATTTCAACCACATCGCCGGGGGGTTTACCTACCACTGTGTACGCAGACGCACCTTTAATCTCTGCGCGTTTAGCTTCGATAAGCGCTTCCTGCTTACTAAGCTGATCTATGATGTAATTATTAGCCTCTGCCTGTTCCTCAGGGTTATTAAGGTCATACTTACTGGCCGCTGCTAAGACAATCTTGTTAGCAATTATTTGCGCTTCAGATTTCAGTTTAGTGTAAGCAGTAGTGCCTTCCATAAAGGAGAGAGGGTTACTCGCATCTGAACGTGTAGCGTTGCTAACAAAGCCTGCAACGTGGTTAGTACCTAGTGAATTGGTAATGTTACCTAGACGTTGGCCTTGTTGACTAGCCTTTAGCAAGTTGACTTTATCTTGAGGACTCAGTTCCCGTGAGGTTAAGACTTCAGACGTGATGTCTCGACCTAAAAGCGCTTGGCTTTGTAAATCAGCCACCGTCTCAGGGTCACTTACAATCGTTTCTCTAAATTCAATCTCAGACCGAATATTGTTTACAACACCCTGCCCACCTTGAGGATTAACTAAAATAGCTGACAGTAGGTTTTTACCATCCTCAGTTTCAAAATATTCAGGACCTTCGTTTACCAGTTGAGTGTAGGCGTTTTCTTGTAAAACATCTAATTCACGCTGTTGGTCTTTAATATCCTGTTCGTAAATTTTATCTTCTTGAGCCTCGTACTTACTGTCTAACTGATCAGAAAGCTTTGTAACTGAAAGCGCTCCCGTCCCTGTTTCACCGTAGGTACCAACACGTGTTTTAATACCTTTCATGGCCTTTATATAAACGTCGCGGTTTTCAAGGTCCTCAAGGCCTGCAGCTTCGAGGTGGGAAAGAGTATTACTAATAGCCGCTGACGGATCAAGGCCTTGATTGATGTAATCTTGAATTACTTCGTTTGAGGCTTTGGTGTAAGCTACAGCATCAAGCTGTCCTGTTTCCGTATTAAAGTTGTCGTTACGTGCTGCGACCATGTCCTTACCTAAGTTGGTAAGCTGGGCCTGCCGTGCTCGTGTAATACCGTGCTCATATGCACGTTGGTTTACCATGTTGGCGAAAGCTTCAGCACGTGTACCAAACTCAGCGTTAAAGACTTCAGCGTCAAATAACTCTAAGGCATTCTTTTTAATAAACTCGTCCTGACGTGTAGCCACAAAGTTGCTTACGTCTTTGATACCGTTTTTGTTGCTGTTCCAGTCACGCATTAGATCGTTACCAAACTCACGTGCTTTATCTCTTAGGATACCCCGTGAGAGACCCTCAATAAAGAAGGGGCTTTCGATTTCATCAATTTCACCTGATTTAATCTTGCTTGCGTAGGCTTTGCGCTCTGTTGCAGATGCCTCTAAATAACTTTGAAGGCCTTCTTCTTTTGCATCTTTTTTGTTTGTCTCTGCGGTTCGGTCAAAGTAACTTGTAAGGGTAGGCTCGACCTGCGCTAACGCATTAGCTATCTGCATACCCTTAGAGTTACGGCTCACCTGATTGCTGACAGACGTGTACGTGTCCACAGGACGTGCCACGATGCGGCTACCCTGTCTCATTCCCCGCAGGGAAGAGGTATCAGTTGGAACTCTTGCCATTTTTAATCCTAATTATGTGGTGTATTGCGAATATTGGTTATACCCGCCTACGGCAGAACCACCGATTGCGAGTCCTGTAGCTAGTAGGCTAGGACGCTCGACCATCGGTTGACTGCTAATTCGACTTTCAGTCGCTGCTTTAACACCCATGCCGTCAAAAGTTGCCTGAGCGCGTATAGCGTCTTGATTTCTATTGATTTGAGAGATGTTACGGGCTTCCGTGCGGTGTACGTCACGAAGCATGTGATCAAGGCCCATTCCTGAGATACCCGCTTCGCCAGCGGATGCTCTCATGCGGGATTTAATACGTGCTGCCTGTAGCAGACTGTCAACCCTATCATCTACAGCCGCCCCTGCCTCTTCCATCACACGTGTGTTTAATTGACGGAACTGTTCATCCTGACTTTTAATAGCGCTTTGGGCGTTAATATCGTTTTGACGGGCCTGTTGTTGTGCTTGAATTGATGCGTTTCTGTGGGATAGAGCGGCAGAACCAACCCCAATCCCTGTACTAATAGCAGCCATACCTAAGTTTAAGGCTGCTGCTGATGCTGCGGCTCCTGTGCCAAGGGTGATACCTAAAGCAGGAGCCAATGCTGCGCCTAACATGACTACACACATTTATTTTATCCTAACAAATTCATAAAAGGGTTTCTTCATTACCCCGTAATCTGGGACGTAACGGATCATCACGAAACCAAGACGCTTAAGCCAAAGAATGGCAGCGCGATTATCCTCTGAAACGTAATTATAAAGGAGGGGGTATTCGAGAAGGTAGTTGTCTACCCAAGGCTTTGCTGTCGCGTGTAGCGATTTTGCAAAAGACACCATTTCAGGTGTCCCTAAAAGCCAAGGGTAGCCAACAGTCCCTGCGTGACCTACGCCCCTCATGCCCACCATTTTACCATTGGCATAAATAGTCTCAGGCTTGCGGGAGTTTTTAATAGAAGCAATTAAGGCGCTCAGAGGGTCTAAACCATTCGAAGCTAAAACTTCTTTTGCATCTGTTTCTCGCATATTGGGGGCAAGTTCGAAACAATGTTCTACTGTTGAGTGTTTAAACTCGATCAATCTAATCTCCTTGATCTGATGTGGAAGACAGCCTCCCATTCAGCAGATTGAAGAACCACGGGTAGAAAGGATGTCGAGGTGATCAGGATACTTGTGTTAGAGGCTTCAGATTGAATACCGACTTGAAAGTTTCCTGTTTCTAATTTTGACTGCCCAGTAACCAGTGACGATCCAAGATCGTTAGAAGCTCTGTATTCTACAAAGTTTAACTCTTGATTTGGGGATTTTCGCCGTACCGTTAAGTTGTAGGCTCCTGTATCACTAAAAACCAGATTGAAGCGTTTGAGCTGTAAGCGACCCGTAGTTATAGGCTTGTCGTTGGCCTTCATAACAATAGGTGAAAACTCGTATTCGAAGTTATATTTAAAGCCTGCATAAACTTTGGCGTTCAGACTAGCCGTTAGAACAGCTTCGGCCTCAGTCACCTGTCGCCCATCGTTAGTACAAAGGACGTAACCAGTGTAAGGCAACACCTGATCTACTGCTGTAACCTCAATGCGACGGTCAATAAGCACTGGGTACGTCAAGCCACCTGTGACCGCTGTATCAACGCTTAGGTTAACAGTCTCCAAGCAGACACCTTCAGCACGTTCCACCAAGAGGTAAAGCGTTGTGTTTTCTACTGACATGTGAACAACCGGAGCGCCTATGGTCCAGTAATTCCAAGCAGATTGAAGCTTTTCACCTGCGCTCCAGTAGTAGCTATAGGTGTATATACGGTCTGGGTAACTCTGCGCAGTTGCAAACAACATGTCTAAGTTAGACGAAGCCAGAAGCTGTGTTACTTCCCCGTCAATAAAATTAGGAACGTGAGATGTAATATCTGAAGCATCGTTAGTATCGTTATCGCTATCTACAAAGTATTCCCGTAGGCCTGCCCAAGAGCCCCGTAAGAAGGGAAAGAACACGTACTTTCCGGCAGAGGCAGGTTTGGCCCTCAACGAAGCCTCGAAGTTCGTGGTAACCGAAGCTGATACCGTCGCTGGTGAGAAAATATCCGCGTTTAAAACCTTAAACTGTGCAAGGTCTGAGAACAGGATAATACTCTCGTCAAAAGGTACCCCATGTTTCAGGATACTTACTGTGTTGTTGGTCACCGCAATATCTACAACACCATCATCTAGTAGTGTTAGAACAGTGGTCTGAAAGAAATTAAAGTAAGATCCAGTTTGGCTGGAGATTAAGTTTTCATCCGATAAGAAACACAAGCGGTCTTTGTAAAAGAACACGTCGTTAATTGTATATCGCCCAAGAGGGTAATCTGTAGCATCGTAGTTGGCAAAAGACGGGTACGGGTTTGTCTCATCGTCCCCAGAGTTTCTTAGTGTCCACGTTACAGGCTCAAAAGTAAAAGTACCGTCACCGTTTCGAATTAACTGGTGAGGTAAAGTTTCAGCATCGAAGTCTAATAGGACGTCGAAGCCTACGCATTCTTTCCAAACAAAGTCAGAACCGTCTTCGGGCTGCTGTAGCTCAACAAAGTAATCATCCTGACCCTTTGTATTGTCACCATTAATGCGTACTCGGAAACCTAGTTTACCCTGTGCAGGTAGGCTCTTTAGATCGCTTACAACGCCTTTAATACCTGTGATGTGCGAGTCACCAAAGGAGTCCGTAGCGTCGAGACTAAACACGGCATTATCTTCTCGAAACACATAAATAATGTTATCAAGGAGCTCAAAGGTGAACCCTTCGGGTACTGCGCCCTCAAGGGCTGTTTTTAAGCGGGATGCAATGTTTGTGGTTTTGACATCAGGCTCGTGCAGGACATCTGAGCTGTTCCGTGTGCTGTAAGTTGCGGTATAGTCTGTACCTGCAAATGCAATAGTTACAGAGTAGTCTGAACTGTAATCACCTTGCTTAACAAAGATCATGCCCTCTTGTTTTAAGGGGGCACTACGTGTTGAACCTACTTTTACCTTTTTCTTTTTATTAACGAGAAAAGTGTAATCTGCTACACTAGTAGCGCCAAAGTCTTCTGAGGCATTTGTAGTACCTGTAAGGTATTCAATGTTGTCAGCGGTAACTGTCTGAGGCTCTCCGTTCTCATTAATCACTTGGATACCTGTAGGAGCCACAATAACAAAATAGGTCTCTAAAATGTTTTCGGCGCTTAAAAGCCTGACGGTATGAATAAAAGAGTTACTAGTAAATGAGCTCAGTAAAGCAACGTGTTCGGTGGGTGGTCTTTTATAGAGACCCTTAACTACACTGGATACGCCGTTAACTTGGCGCTGGGCCTGTGTATTCAGCCTTAAGCTAGGAGGCTGCTGCGATACCCCATTAATTACGTTAGGGATCGCGCCTGAAATTAGAGCCATTCTTATCCCCTACGGTTAATGATGCTATAAGTGTCAACGCCATTAAAAATGTTGTAATCAGCGTCACGATTTTCTTGTTCATCTAGCTCTAGCTTAGCTTCCATTTCATCACGTTGTTGGAAGCCGTGGAGCTCGGATGAACCGATAGTGCGATCTTGAAAAACACGGGCTGCCCGTAAGGCAATGTAGCGACGTGCGACCTCTGGAATATCCTCGAAATCCAGTAGAAGGATGATCGTCACTTTAACCGCGTTATCAAATGTAAATGTATGTCCTACGCGGTTGTAAAGCTTACCGCTGCGCTGGGCTATATCAAGTTGTGTAGACTGTACGTCACCGTCCACACCAAGGGTGTTTGTGGGTAAAGCAATCTGTTTGGTTACGTTATCAGGGGTTAATGGGTAGCCATTTTCAGTGTTAAAATGCCAGCCTTTTGATTGAACCTCCCTGTTCGCGTTGTTGAGAATTGTCTCAGCAAGCTCAGCGTCCAACAATCCAGACGACAAAGAGTTAACAGGGGCTTCACCAATAGAGGACAGCATCACATTTACCGCTTCTAGTTTGGATGTCGGAGTCATGTTGTATCCTTAAAAGAAAAAAAGGGAGGCCCCCCTAAGGAGCCCCCCAATAATATTTAGACTACTGCCGCTGTCAAAGCGACTGCACATGCTGGACGCAAAATGTTGTGTCCCATTGCATATTTAGCAACCATCAAAGTACCTTGACGATCAATCTGGTATTCAGATTCAACACCTAGGTCCATCAACTTAACAGTAGCTGCTGCGTCACCTGAGAAGATTACACCTTTAAGTGTAGAGTAATCACCTTTGTACTGTGTAGGACGTGACAAAGGCTCTGGTGTTGCTGAAGTTACTGACTCATCGCCTGATGGCAAGTGGTTAGACATCAAGATACGCACACCACCAATTACTGGTACTGTTGCAGTAGCAATGGAGCCTGTACCGCCAATATCGCGGTTCATGTAACCAAGGTTACCTACTGCTTGGCCAGCGCCGAACAATTTGTAGTATTCTTGTGGACCCAAGACGCAAACTTTCTCGCCTGTGATGTCCTTTTTGTCAAACTCTTCGAGTGCACCGTAGATCGCAGCAACAATATCGTTACCGGAAGCAGCCGCGTTGGCTACTGCTACGTTGCTTGTGAAGACTTCACCGTCGAATGTTTCGAGACCAGCAGCGGCAGCAGAAGCACCGTCAGTGATCATAGCGGCTTTAGCAACCATACGAGCTACGTTCTTATCGGCAGCGTTAGCAAGCGCTTGGCCAGCTTCAGAAGAGTAGATGCTACGGACGTCAAAATGCGTCATAGCCTCGTCGATGTTTGCAATAAACTGTGTAGAGATCAGTAGATCGTCAACAGTTACAGTACGCTCACCTTTCTTGATGATGTCACCTTCGATCAAAGCACCGGGAGTGTGGTACTTTGCGCTGGCGGTACCAGTCATTGGGAATTGAGCGGACTTGCCGTTAGAGATAGAGCGGACGCGGTGCAACGCCATGAAGATGTTTTTCTCTTCAAACGCTGTAAGCACTTCGCCTGCATACAATTTTAGGAATAGGGAACGTGCATCGCCTGCACCGTTCTTTTGACCGATACGTGATACGGTCTGATCTGTTGGGAATGCCATTAGTTAGGCCCTTCAATATGATGTTGATTTAGAGATTTTTCCTAATCAGCACCACACAGTCACATTCACTAGGGTTGTCCCTCGCAAGGGGCCATAATTACTAGTTTAGTGTTTAGCTTTTTAGATAAGTTACGTTTACAGTGTAAACGCTTGGCACTTAGAGAACTGAAGATCGGGATAGTTTATCTGAAACTACCTTACGATACGCAGAATCCCGTTGGTACCTTGGGTCCGACATAGCCGCTGTGAGTTCGGCTACGGATTGATAGGACCCAGAGGATGCTGCTTTAGCCTCACCAGAAATCAAGTTAGGTTCTTGACCATTATCCATACGGTACTGAGCGTTTAAACCAGAAATTGCTAGTTTTGTAGCATTCGGGTCACCACTTTCAACGGCAGCGTTGTAAGCACTAACTTCCTGTTCGTTTAGGTTGTTAACGGCCCACTCTACCATTTCGTTATAGTTCTGTTCGCCGCCTACAGTGGCAAAAGCGTCGTTTCGAGCCTTGTCTGCTACGGCCATCTGTCCGTCAATAAACGCATCAACAATGTGACTAGGAATGCCAGCATTGTTTAACTTGTCATAAGTATCATCGGAAAGAGTTTGGTTTTCCCAAAATTCACTAGACATTGCTTCAAAGTCCATGCCTGCATTTTCAACAACTTCACGGGCTGCTTCTTCTACATTCTCGACTTCAGACGTCTCTTCTGGGGTTGTTCCAAGCTTACTTTCTAACTCTGAGTAAGCTTTAGCTAGGTCCTCGGCTGATTGAAATTTCTCAGGAAGCCACTCTGGGCGGTCCTCCTGAGAAATTTCATCGGCTTCGGCAGTAGCACCTTCGGTCTTCTTAACCATCTCATCAATATAAGCTGGGTCTTCAGCCTTAGGTGCTTCGTAAGTGTTAACTTTTTCTACCATTACTGCTCTTGTGCCTGTTGTTGTAATTGTTGCTCAGGTGATTGTTTTGCCAACTCAGGGGCGGCACGTTCTGCCATTTTACCCATTGTGGCTTGCATCATCTGTTGTTGCTGTTGTTGTTGTGCTTGCTGTTGTTCAGCCTGCAACTCCTCAGGGGACTTGATTAGCCCACCAGTGTCGATACCTAAAGAGGCACCTAGGCGGTCAATATAATCATCAACATTCATGTACTTTTGGATAACCTCAGGACCTAACGGCTGAAGGTAATTCAACAACTGAGCTAGGCGGTTTAAATCCTGACCACGTCCAAGGGCTTCAATGCCTGTTACAATCTGAGGCTTAATACTGTCTTTCGGCATCTTAGGCATTTTACCTTGAGACGCGAGACGATTAAGCAACAGCTTGACCAACGGTAACTGAAACTCTTGGCTCAAGATGGAATAGACGCCGCCAAGGGCGCTTTCTAATTCTTGGGCCATAAAGCGTACTTCTTCAGCAGTTACTCGTTCCGCGTTACGTTGGACGCTGGAGTTAAGTAAGAATGCGAAAGAGAGACGTTCTGTAATGATTTGGATTGTTTGAAGTGCAACAGCAAAGTCACTTCCTTTCTGCACTTGCAGAGTCGATACATCAGCAGCACTACCTGTAACGATGGCACCATTGGGTGACTTAGCTAGGGTAGATGCTTTTGTTGTACCATTAGGGGCTACTAAAAATAGCACCTTCGCAGAGGCCGCAGACCCTTCGACAATAGCGCGTGTTAGTTGCTCTAAACTCCGAAGGTCACCTAGGTATTCCTCTACAAAACCACGTCCGTAATCTTCACCATCAATACGGTTTAGACGTAACGGGATAAACGGGTTTTTGTCTTCAGGGTATGTCCCCTCGGTACCTTGTACTACTTCACCCTTAACCTCTTGGTGGATTTTCCAACCTCGGTCAGTGCGTTGTACACAAGTAAATAAATCAACATTCTTTGTTGTATCGCTGTCGTCGCCTAAAATTTCTTGGGCTTCTTTTGGAAGCATCATAGGACTGACGGACTCTTTGGTAATGATTTCCATCAAGTTACCCATGTAGTCACGCTTAACAACGTAACGATCTAACCTGTAGAACTTCACAGAGCCTTTCTTAGGCATGTAAAGTAGTCCGTTGCCACCTACTAAAAGATGCTTAAGGATTTCAAAGGTTGGAACACGTAAAGCTAGGGCTTCAACTTCGCCCATTGCTGTACGCTCAATACGAGCTAAAGCCTCTTCTACTGCCCCACGGGCGTCTGGGCCCGCAACTTCAACAATATCGAAGTCATCAATGGTCAGCCGGAAGAAAGGCGCATTAGGAGGGAGAAGAGCCATTAAGAGTTTGGAGGCTAGGTTGTTTACGCCCCGCGCACCTACAGCTTGATAAGGTGTGTCAAACTCTGTTGACTCGCTATGTCCCTCAGGGGGTATCAAAGACGGGATGGTTAGCGTTGCTGCCTCCCTAGCCCGTCTGAGATAGCTTTCTCTGGATGTGGAAAGATGGGCATAGCGCTGGGCTACGCTCTGGTATTCGGAACTATGCACCATGTAGCTCCTTATTTAGTTGGGATGGAGACTGACTTATTAGTCAATCCGCTTGTTCCCACTTGTACCGATTTTGGGCTTTGGCCAATCCGTAGACCACGCTTACCCTTTGTTTTCTTACGGATCATATCGGCTTCAGATTGGGGATCAGCCAGTTGAAGTTTTGGGTCCAAATTTTTAGCAGAAGCTTTCGACTTGGACGCAGTTACCTTCATTTCTGGCATCTTAGGTGTAGACATGCACATATTTGTGTTTCTCTTTATTTTAAAAGTAGGTTGATTTTATCTAATACCTGTTGCTGTCCTACGAGTACGCCAAGTTGGTAAGGCGTGAGCTCTGTCCGTGGTAGCTTATCAGGGAAAAGGCTAATTAATTCACGCCTGAGAACCTCAACATTGTTGAGTTTGAGACTATTAATTACTGTTGTTTCCATTGGGTTCACCGATAGTGTACTTTATTCGGACAGAGCGTTACCCTAGCGGATCGGACACGCCCCAGTGGCGCATTCGTCGTCGGTCAACTCATCCAAAGAGTTTGCTTCATCGAGGCTAACTTCAGAAATTTTAGACATGTAATCGTCGTACAATTCTTTTGTTACAACCTCCTGTGGAAGATAAGCATAGCCTAGGTCTTCCGCGGTTTTGGTCGGGTCATTACGGTAGATAAACGATACACCCACGTAGCTATCCCAGTTGGTCATAATCCAACCAATAATCGCTGGGATTTCTGTTGGATCATAACTAATCGTCACTGAGCAATTATGGTCCACATAGTTGTCCATCATCAGCTTGTAACGATCTAGCTGTTCTACTGCTGTCTCAAGATTAACCTCTTTACCACCAACAACCTCAAACTCAACGTCTTCATAGGCTACAGGAAACGTAATTAAGACACTGTCGGGCTCAAAAGGTTTCTCGATGACTGTGTACCCTGCATTTTGCATGATAGGCACAATGGGGTCATGCTTAGAGAACGTGATGTTGTTGAACAGGTACTTGCCTAGGGGACGGTGGACGCCCTCCGTAGTCGACATGATCTTTGACAGGGTTCCACTTGGCTTGACTGTGGTAACTAGCTTTGGTCGCGGTAGACCTAGTTCATCAGCAATCTTATTTGCGCCATTTCGTGCAGAAGCGCGGAGCTGTTGCAGCATCGCTGGGATGTTCTTGTGCTTGTTGTGGTCCAAGAACTTCACGATGCCTGTAGCACCTACACCGCATAGACGTAGGAACTCATTCAACTCATGCCATGAACGCTGCAAGATACCATCATCCAAGTTCACACAAGTCTGCCGGTAGTTTGCACGGGCTGCTAGGTATACAGCCTTGTTCAACCCTTGGAAGTCGTTGAGGTATTTACCCCAATCAATTTCTACTAGGTTGCAGAAGCTCTTGTTTCCTAACAAGATTTCCGCGCACGGGTTAACGCCCTTGAAGTGTGGAGCACGTTTCTTAGCTGCTTCTGCGTTGATAAACCCCGGCTCAGAACCACCAGCCTCGACCATACGGTCAAAGATGTAGGACAACTCCCACTTGGTGGGCTTGTTCCAGAACATCAGGCTGTTGTTGGATTGCTGACGGTGAGCATTGTCATGCAGCCAGAAATCTTTCTTAGCTGAGATGAAATCATCGACCTCTATATCAGTCACAGGCATCACAGCAATCTCTGCAGAACGACGTGAGGATAGCGTAGTACCCATGTGGTTCAGCAGGTCTAGAATATCCATACGGGTAAGAAGCTGACCCGCACGTTTGTTCATAATTGCGCAGATGCGGCTCAACGCGACATGCAGCGTGTCGTCCCCAGACGAAATCCAGCCGTAACCTTTCAGGCGTGTACCCGCTGGTCTGATTTCTGTGTAGTCTAAGATGATCTTGTCTACAGGTTCCTTCAGAGCCATCAGTTTCCCAAGAGCCTTGGCCCAAGCTTTTGCGCTATCGCCGATGGACAGCTTGTAGATACGCTGGTCACCGACAGTCCTCGTCTCAGCTACGTTACCTTCGTGGCCCTTGGTTGTACGGGTGGACCGAAATGTTTCAATCTCAGTCTCCTTAGCGAAGCCGTTAAGTGTTCCGACTACAGGCTCGAAGCCTACGCCACATCCCTGTAGCAGAAGCCAGAAGGCATCTACCACGTCATGGACTGTCTCGATACGCCCGAAGCTACAGTTGAACTGTGAAGCCTCATGCTTCTTAGCCACACCTGTTCCACCAAGCCATAATGTTCGTCCAGATGTTGTAGCCTTACGCTCAAGCATCAACTCACGGAACTCTTCAAGCTCACCAACTTCTCCTTGGTTAAGCTTTTCACCTTTGGCACGTTCCCACAGCCACTGCTGGTGGGTGATTACACGGCCTACCGTTTCCGGCCATGTCTCAAATACTGTGCCCTCATCATTGAGAGGGCGGTTATAGGTGCGGCGTGTTACCACCTGTGCTCTTACATCAGTTGTCAACGGTTATCTCCATCACCTTTAATTGTCCCACGTGCGTGACGGGAAGCCAGCTTCTTAATATTTTCATCTGCGATTTCTTCGAGGGGCGTTTCGAGCAAACGAGCAAACTCAGAGACGAACCAAAGTACGTCCCCTAGCTCAGCTTTTAGGTCTTCTTTAGGAAGCTCTGCTTGGTCCTTGCGCCAATACTTAGCCACCTTGCCTGTTATTTCCCCAGTCTCTGCTGCAAGACCTGCTGTTAAGTATTCGAGGGCCTTGTCTTTCGGGTAGAGAGCAGTCTTTGCTGCATTCTCTTGGTAGTTATTAAGTGTACTCATTATTTTACCTTGTACGTCCCTGCGGGCAGGTCTTGCGCCACGATTAGACTTTGAAATTGTTGAAGGGAGATGACGATAAGATGGTATTCTTCTTCGTCTTCATCATACTGCCTCAGAACCACGCTGGTGCCGTCTTGAATTAACAAGATGTCGTCGTGTTCACCTGTTTCATCTAAAACGGTTATTGCTGTGCAGTCGTCATGGAACTCAACCGTCAGCAACCAAGGCCTCCCATGCTACAGGGAATAACTTAGCCATCTTGTCGCTGATCTGTCGTGCGACTAGGCGGCTTTCGTATTGAGTATCAGATGCGCAGCGTAGCTTAGCCATGTCACTGAAGGCATCTAAGGAACCCGACCAGTACCACTCGGTCATCATGGACTGAGGGAGGATCATGCGGGCTTGCTCTGGGGCAACACCATCATGGATCATTTGGTCATACAGGTCTAAGACTTGGTTCATGAGTGGGCCAAGATGTAGAGGCGGCTGGCGTACACCTTCTGAACCCTGCTTCTTATCAGCAGACTTACCCCGCCACACTTCAGGTGTGTAGAGCTCAGGCTCCTCATCTACATAACGACGACTGATCTCATTCCAACGTAGAAACTTATGCTTAACGAGTTGACGCGCTACAAAGACAGGTGCTTTGACGTGGAAGGATGCAAAGGCATGACCGAAGGGTGATATGTGCTTATGTTCAGCTAGGTACCGAATGAGTTTTTTGTCGCGTGGGCTCATATCATAGCGGCCTTGGATCAAGTCAGTACATATAAGTTTAGATGTTTTCCCGAACGAAACGCGGGCAGCATTAACTACTGAAAGGTCTGTACCGCAGTGGGTGATGTAGGTGGCTTCGATCAATTGAAATGCTCCAGATCAGAATAGCCCCCGACATGGAGACCTGTTGTTGTAAATATCTGCGGGATGGTGGTGAGCTCTGTTTTCTGAAGCAAAGTCTTGAGCCAAGCGTTAACCCCTAGATCATAGTAAGTGTAAGAGAGGCCGTGTCTGTCGCAGAACTGCTTGGCTCTTGCACAGTGTATACAGTTGTCAGCACCTATGATGATGTATGAGGCTGGATTAGTAGCCGCGAGGGCCACCGAAAAGTCGTAACCTTTAGGGTCATGTTTATTTGTGTTATCCATCTTGGCGTAACTCCGTAATCAAACGATCAAGGTACCAAGCGGCCTTTTCTAAGTCCTCAACTGGACGACCTTTGTAGCGATAACGATGTACATACTTTTTAACTGCACCTTCGAGGTATCCAAGGAACATGGTTACCTCCATGCTGTCCTTCATGTAGTCAATGCACTCAATGCTACTGTTTGTATAATGTTTGGGTTTGTTGACTGTGTCTTGGGTGTCCAAAGCTTTACCTCGTTTGTTGAAATATCAAATTCATTAGGACGTAGAATACGTGCCAACCGTGCTTGTGTGATTGCGTCTTCAACTGTGAGCCCTTGCTTTAGAAACGCAGCCTCTACAGCCGCCCAAGGGTCTTCACAGTCTAAAGCCTTCTTGGCTTTTACAGGTCCGTAGGTTGGACAACCTTTGTAGTTATCTGTCGCATCGCCTGTGAGAGTTTGCATTAATAAGTTATAATCGGCCTCTTGCTCAGTGACCTCGTAGAACCCTTTGTCAGCACTCCAGTGAGCACCTTTAATTGTCAGAAGGTCCTTGTCTTTAGACACAATGACTGAGCCCTCGTTTACACTGTAAACTCCAATAGCGTCGTCGGCCTCTATGCCTTCGTGCAGGACAGCGTCATAGTTTTCCATGAGGTACTTACGAAGCCATTTGATAAGCATAGGCTTACGCTTGGTAGCCCTGTTTGCTTTGTAGTCTTCATGCAAAAACTTACGGTAGTTCGTACTTCCCGTGAGGAAGATTGTGTAGTCTTTGATGCCTGACTTATCCAAGATAAAGCCTAGCTTATCTTTAAAGATACCTAGGGCTTCATCCTCACGGGCGTGGATTGTCCAAAGACCGTCGCCCCAGTTTATTTCTTTCTCAGCGGTAACTGCTGCTTCGTAAACTAGGATGTCACCATCTAGAAGTATCTTCATCTTCATCGCTATCTTCTCCACTATTTTCCAGTACAAATTTAATGCCAGAGGTAACTTCTTTGTAATCAAGCACGGCTTCCACGATGAACTTGAAGGACAGAGCTATGCTGACGATCAGGAAGGCACACACTGTTATAAGATGCAGAACAAAGGTTATTTCCATTCCTTGAGACCTTTCTTGACAGCCTCAAGGATGTACCACCACGCGGGGCCCTCCCCTAGTTTGGCTAGTCGGGCAACCTCTTTTAAAGAGGCTTCCATTTGGATGCACCTTTGGCATTCACGTTGTTTATCAGTAGGTTTCTTAGCCACTTAAATACCCTCTCGATTGAACGATTTTATCCACATGGCGCAGATGTCTGAACGCACAATGTCATCCTCATCAAACTCAATGATTGGGATTGGCATGGCGTACTTTTTTGACATGTGAATGATCTTGCTTAGACCACTGCTTTCTTTGAGGTCTGTCTGTGCCACGTCACCGTTGATGATGACTGTGGTGTCCTCCCCAATACGAGTGAGGAACATTTTGATTTCCCCTATGGTGGTGTTTTGAGCCTCGTCCAGCACGACAAAAGCATTGTTAAAGGAACGTCCGCGCATAACTTCTAGCGGTACGATCTCAATCTCATTGTTCTTACGTGCAATGTCATAAGCATTAGGACCCATGTGCAGCTTCAACACTTCCGTGAAGGGAGCCACCCAAGGTTCTAGTTTTTCCTCCATCGTGCCCTTGAAGAACCCAAGAGATTTCCCTGCTGCCACGTTAGGGCGTGTGAGGATAATTTTCTTGATCTCCTTACGGCGCAAAAGGTCCGCAGCAACTGAAGCAGCAATGTAAGTCTTACCAGTACCTGCACAGCCAACAGAGATTACCTGAGGGTTGTGATTAATGGCTCGAATGTATTCAGCCTGTCGTTCTGTCTTGGGGTGTAACTCGATCCTTGAAAGCTGACGCTGGACGTAAAACTTTTCTTTAGACTCGTTTCGTGTTCTTGCTTTTTGTCTATATTTCATTAATCACGGTGCTTTTTCCAAGAGAAAGATCGTGTCGCAACGTCAAAGTCCAACAACTTAACACCTAGCTTTTTCTGTAACGGAGAACGTACAGAGGCTATGTTGTAATCAGTGTTGGATCGGACTGTTTTGACATCAATTAGGATTGTTTCCCCCGCAGGGGTGATCGCTAGTATATCTACCGGACCAGTACAGGTAGTGTTGCGAAACACCATGTAGCCTTTGTCTAGTAAATAAGTGATTGCGTAATACTCAGATATGTCTCCAAGCACGTTAGGGTCAGTGGGTGTCTGCCCAGTTCCCGCCTGTGTTGTATTCTCCATCGAGGGGGATTCTGAAGTTGTAATACTCTCCAGAAAGCTTAATTGCCTCGATGCAGAGTTGCCCAAGCTCATCGGCTAACTCCTCTTTAACTAGGACCTGAATCTCGTCGTGGACGTAGGCCACTTGGATATAGTCACGCCCGCTTATGTACCCATTTTCCTTGAGTAACTTGTGATATGTGACGACCCAGCGTTTGCAGATAATTGCGCCACAACTTTGTAACAGTGTGTTGAGTGCTGCATGGGTGTGTCGAATAGGAACGTGCCGCCCATCAATGCCCCTTAAGTAGCCTTGTTCTGCCTTCTTTTGGACAGCATCACGTAGCTTCTTAATGGCTGGCGTAGCTTTGAAATACTTACGCTTAAGCGCAGCACCTTCCTTTTTACCCCCGCCGACAATCGAACCAATTTTTTCATCACCCCCACCATAAAGTAAGGCGTACTGGAATGTTTTGGCCCCCGAACGCGACAGACCTGTAGCGTCCGCAGTGGCTTGGTGAATATCGCCATCCAACAGGATACTGGCGTACTTACCTTCGTCCCATGCAGCAACGAAGTGGGCAAGGACTCTAAGCTCCAAACCCGAAACATCACAGCCCATGAGCATCCAACCTTTAGGAGCATGGAAAAGAGCTCTGCACTCACTGCCATACTTAGCCCCTACTCCCGGAATTTGGGCTGTATTTGGGTTTTGATGCGTACACCTTGATGTCACGGCACCCATAGTAGTAACCCTACCGTGGATTTTACCGTCTTTGACGAGTTTCAACCAAGCCTGCTTACCCTCAGCCAGTTGGCCTATCCTCTTTTGAAGTAGAAGATATTCTGCAAGTAACTTTGCTTCAGGATACTCAAGCTTGTTCAACACACTGTCGTCTACTTTAGGTTCGCCAGTATCTGTGTGCTCTTTTGCGACCCAACCATATTTCTTGGACAGGCAACGCGCGATGTGAAAGCGACTAGCAGGGTTAAAGGTAACAAACTTTACCTTTGTATAAGGAGCACCTGCGGTAACACTGTGCCTACTAACAGACTTATATTTGATACTCCTAGAGGGGGTCACAATACCCTCTTCTTCCCACCAAGAACCAAAAGCCTCTACAACTTTATCATAAATATCTTGGCGTCTGGCGGATAACTTAGAGTAAAGCTTAACGGCCTTTTCTTCGTCAAAAGGGAAACCGTCTAGTGTCTGCTTTAAACAAATACGGTGTATCTCATGTTCGAGATCAGCGGCGTCTTTGGCTACCTTAGCCTTTTCAATTAATAGAAAAAGTTTCAAGTTAACGACAACATCGAGCTCACAATATTCGAGCATCTGCATTGAGAACTCTTGCCAGTCTGTTTGCTCAGCGAAGTCCCCTTTGAGAGTACCCATCCGGTAACCCCAAGCCTTCAAGGCGTGGGAACCAATAAGCTTGGGGGTTAATTTACCTTCTCTATAAAGCTTAAAGTCTTTCTCGCGGCGGTCAGGCCAGATTAGACGGGACAGAACCAGTGTGTCCGTAACTTTACCCGCATATTCATTAAAGAGCGCTGGGTAAAACTTACGCAGAACACGCATATCATAGTCCATGATGTTGTGGCCTATTAGTTCTTTAGCTTTACTTAGGAACAAAGCACCTTCGTCGAGAGTGTCACCATAAAAGCTGTAGGCTTCCTTAGTGTCTATGTCTCGACAAGCGATACAGTGGATGACTGTGGGGTCTAACCCATCTGTTTCAATGTCGTATATTAGTCTCATTTACGTCCTCTCGCTGGAGTAACAACTTGCACGTGTGCAACTAATTAGTCGTAGTTAAAACTGGCAAGCCTTAGCTCTTCCGCCCACAGTAGAAAGCACTGGGAAAGAGCGGCAAGGTCAGCGCGATCATTGCTCCCGATAGTATCAGCAATCAGTTCTTCCCAAGAAATAGGGATTTCTTCGGCATCCTCATCTTCTCCAGAGAAGACATAAATTGACACGCCTTCCACAGACAGGTCAGCTTCTACGTCGTATTTTGTATCTGGTTCATACTTAGTCATTAGAAATCCTCTTCAACTGTAAATATTTCAGCATCATCACGTGCGTCAGCAGTGATTGCCATTTCTGTCATTCGGTTGGTATGGCGGTCAAAACCAAGCAAACTTGCTATGCCTGTCTCACCAGTGTGTCGATTTTTTAACACTCTGAGAATAGTGATGTTCGCATTCTCAGCGTCTTGTTGGTTCCGCTCACATCCTATCACCAGATCGCTGAGTTGAGCGATTGCTGCTGAGCCTCTTAAGTGAGACAAAGAAGTCTGGCCTCCCTCCTCATGTCCCTTACCTTCGGGACGCTTAAGGTGAGATACTAAGATAATAGTGACGTTCAATTCCTCGCAAAGAGCGCGAAGCCTTGTCATGGTGTTATCTATAATTCGTCTTTCATCACCGCCTTCGATACCACTAACTACAATACTAATATGGTCTAATACGATCCACCCACAGTCACACCCGTTAGCTAAGAAACGTATCTTGTCTAACAGGTTGTCGCTGTCTGTACTGCCCCAGTGATCGTACAGAAATACTCTGCCTGTCCCTAGGGTATCATCGAAGGCCTGCTTTTTATCTTCAGGACTAATCTCTACGTTCTGTAAGTGTAGAGGTTTGTTTGCAGCAATAGCCATCATGCCCAAGGCACTGCGCTTTACACTCTCCTCTAAAGCTACAATTCCTATGGTCTCGCCCTGTATCAACAAGTGATACGCAAACTCACGGCAAATCTGGCTTTTGCCTATACCAGAACCAGCGGTCACAGTTATGATCTCGCCTTTTCTGACACCTTGGGTCATGGCGTTAAGCCCTTTAAAGGGGTAATCCCAAGACTGAATGTCGTCTTCTAAATTAATAGAGTCCCACAGGTCAGCCCCGTTAAGTATGCCATCAGGTCTGTGCTCTTTGGCACTCCAAATGGCGTCAATAAGTTCTTGGGTCTTACCCTGTACCAGCATTTCACTAGCGTCTTTCAGCGGTAGGTTAGCAATGCGCGACTTCGAGGGAGGAAGCAAAGCTGCACATTCTTTAGCGGCTGAAATACCTGCGGTGTCATTGTCGAAACAGAACACAACTTTCTCAAACTTATTGAGCCATTCGAGTTGCTTTTGGATAGCTTTCTTTGCACCTGCTGCGCCCGTTGGGATGGACACGACAGGCCATTTGTTTCCAAAAGCTTGCGAGAGTGAGAGGGCATCAACTTCGCCCTCACATACAGTGACCATTTTGCCACCATCTCTCCAAAGGCTTTGGCCATATAAACCAGCAGCCTTTGTATCGCCCAGAAAGAGGAAATCCTTGTTAGGAAATCTAACTTTCTGCGCAACGGTTACACCTTGTGCGTCCTTGTAATTTGCTACTTGGACCTGTCGGCCCTTGTAGTCTCCAATGAAATAATCCCACTTTTTACAAGTGTCTAAGCTCAACTTACGTTTACTTAGAGGTTGGAAATTAGAACGCTCAACTAACTCTGTAGTTGCCATATTCACCTCAGATTTTTTAGGGGTTTCGCCACCTAACGCATTTGAAGCGTAATGGTGACACACAAAGCAGTAACCATGCCCATCATCAAATATGGCAAAGCCATTTGAACTTGGACAATTAGGACATGGCGCATGCGTTAAGAACTCGGATTCTTGTTGCTCTGCCATTCTTTTACATTGAAACACGGGCAAGCCTTGTTGGAGAACTCGTTATGTCCGGCGACTTCAATGTCTCCGAACCGTTCGAGTAGCCCATCAACGGTCTCATCCAGTGTTTTCCATTGCTCCTTAGTAAAGTTGCTTTCAGGCTGACCATTTTCGTCTAGTCCGCCAATCATACAAATGCCGACACTTCGAGTGTTGTGCCCTTTAATGTGAGCACCAACTTCCTCTAAGGCTCGGCCTTTTTCCACCATACCCTCGCGGGTAATCACGATGTGGTAGCCTATCTTTCGCCACCCACGTGCTCGATGCCATTTATCAATTACAGCAGCGTTGCACTCCTGATCGGCCTTAGTAGCCGAACAGTGGACGGCAATAAGATCAATTTTTCTCATTTATCCATTCCTTTGGGATATAACCTTCTGCGTACAGGAAGCCGTAACGCTCACACCACTTGCGGCATGTCATAGTGCTTCCTTGAACTTTGGATTCGAGACGTTGGAACACAAACCGAATGTCTCGGTCTGGGTACTGTTCCTTTAGGTTTCTCATTTTCCTTTGGTCAGCAGATTTAAACCAGCCCTTGGCCTCGATAACGATGCCGTTTGGTAAGACAAAGTCTGCCAAATATGTACGCTCTACTGTGTAAGGAAACTTCTCCTGTTCATACAGGTATTCCTTTGTGGACTTATCTAAGTCTCGCGCAATATGTAGCTCTAAGCCTGACCTGAACTTGGTCTCTTTAGAAGTCCCCGTCTTCAGTGGTGTCTTCAGTATTGTCGCCTTCGGTAAAGATTTCATCGGTTTGCTTTACGTCGCTTTCTGAAAACTCATAACCTTCCTCTTCCTCGAACTTGAAGCTGCCAAAGCCGCCGCCTCCTTGCACTAGTGTTACTAGTTGGACAGCCGTTAGTCGTAGAGACACACCTGCACCAGCAATCGCTGTGTAGTAAGGGATAGCCTCATACGCAACTTTGACTGTGGAGCCGTTGCCTACGTCTACTTCTTCAACGATGGGTTTACCTTTAGCATCAAATACTGCTGGTTTCTTTTCCATCGTGCCGCGTCGAGTTTTGATTACAGCTTTCTGTTTAAAGTTAAATTCAACCTCGCCAGTTTCATTACCCTGTTCATCAAACACATCTGTGTATGGAGGGTTGCCTGACTTGATCGAGCCCTTCTTGGTAGGGTTCTCTTCCTTCGCCGTCGCTAGGCTTTCTGTCATAACCTGATTGATATAATCGGTGGTTGCGCCAGCTTGGTCCTTAGGGAGTCGAAGCTTAATAGAGTAAACTCCGTCTGCATCAAATTTCGTATCAGGACGAAAGAGTTTAGCCCAAAGTGCGGAGCCTTTAGGTGTTTGTTTTACTACCATGTGTTACCTCGTTGGTTAGTGTTTACAGTGTAAACTAAGCGCCATATTTCTTTTCAAGCGCGGTTACGTCTATGCCTTGGGCTAAAAGCTTGGCGGCTAAATCCAAAGGCAAATGCTGGTGTCTCTTAAGCAGGACTATTGCTACTGCTATATCGTTCATTTGATGCCTCTCTGTTGGGTAGGACTATAGTGTCCTTTATTTGCTCTCACTTGTGCAAGTAGATATGTAAGTTTTAACTGAAGAAGAACTCGCTCTTCAGTACACCTCTTATGTCTAGATTACCGCGTTTAGGCGGTTCAGGAACTTCGTCCAAAACCTCTAAAGCTGCTTGTCTGAAATTTTCCAAGGGATCGTTGGTCTCGTACATATCCACAAAAGCCTCACGCAGGGCATCAAATAAGATGTCAGTGCAATTTTGGCCATCGCCTAGCTGTCCAGCATGTACTGCATAACTGTCGTGGATCATGCAGAAATCAGACAAGCCTTGTTGGTGACATATGTTAACTGTTTTTGTCATGGCCGCAGCATCTAGGCTGTGAATGAAATTTGGAGAGCTACCATTCACACTGCGGCGCTTGTCTATTGTACCTTCCTTTGGTTCTCTAAATTGTGGCTTAATTAAAGTACCATCAATGTGGGTGTTGATGCGCTTACTGGTTACCTGTTCGTAAAACTGAGTGACGTAGGCACCTGAGGGTGATGTCCAAGACGTAGGCAAGCCCTCTTTACTTAGAAGACCACTTACACTCTGTATCCAATTCATAACCTCACGGGCTGAGACCACCACTTCGCTGATCGCTTCCCATAAGATATGAGCTAGGTAGTTGGATGCTTCAAAATACTTACCTTCGAAAAGATCAGGCTTCCCGGCTTCCAGTTGATCGTGAATGTATTCCTCGATGTAACCACGACAGCTAAACATCTTTCCCCCATAGGGTACCACCATGACTGGACGCTTACAGGTTTTCCTAGTTACCCCGAAGTCCAGCCAAAGCTGCGCCATCCTATCATCTTTGCGGGCCTCAAGAGCCCTAAGACAAACATCAGCCACCTCTTGGTAAATATCATTAGGACGTTCGCTGGGTATAAGGTTAGTAGCAGCGCCACCACGCTCGTCACGTGCAAGGGCACTAAGATGCTGGATACCGTTGTTGCAGCCATCAAGGGCAATAGGCTGGCGTGAAAGGTAAGAAGTCCCCTCCTCTTTGTAGCCTTTCCACTCAAAACAGAATGCCAAGAACTGCCAAGGCTTATCTGTTTGGGTCCAAAGGGTGTTAGTCAGGGGGTCATTAGCACAAGCAACAATCTTGTCCGTATTCGCCTCAGACCATTCATAACGCTCTAGAAGGGTCACCTTATCGTTACCAAAAGTATTGGCACCCTGTATGCCTAACCAGAAAGCACCTCTGTCGCCTAAAGGACGCCCCTGAGAGAAGTGTAGTAACGATTTGGTGGGATCACTGCCTTGTGGGCTAAGAAAGGTACTGCAGACATACTTTCTGAACCGGAAATCATTCTGATAAACAAAGTAAAAGCTATCCTCCTTAGAAAACTGCTCGGCCACCTTTAGGGTGCGCTCGGTGGCAATACGTTTAGACAAAGCACGTGCATTGAACTGGTACACACGTGTTGCAGCCTTTTTCCAATCCTTAAAACGTATCTGATCAGCCTCGCCCAGCGCTTTGGTATCTACATCAGGACTAAAGGGGAAAGGAGGCACAGGGTTGTCGTATTTAGACGGTAAGCCAGCCCATGACTGTCCGCTGTCCCAACAATGACGCATCACCTCTAGCACTTCTTTGTTTACTGCAAACTTAGTACCCTGAAGCGTGTTCACCGCTGAATATTCTTCCGGCATTGGGTAATGCTTCATGTCCTGAAAGTAATTTAGGTTAGAAGTCTTGATCATGGGAACTGAGAACAATTCTGGGGTGTAGTAACCTCCGTTAACGGGTGTGGTCCATTCCTTAGGACGCACCAAGCAGGGCATGTAGGAAGTGTTAAGGTTTTCACCTCGTTCATTTACCTGCTTAATCCAGTCCAAAGTTTTTTCGGTAGCCCGTACAAACATCACTGTTTTGTTGCGACCCATCGAATGCTTTTCGACTTTGATCAAACCTGTGTGCTGAATGACAAGATCAATAAGCTTAACACCTGCCGACATCTTTTCCTGCTTTGTCCAAGCATTCGTCATGGTAAGCTCAAGACGCCCAAACTCTCTAAGCATGTTGTAACGGCGGTAATAACGGTTAGTCGTCTTGCGTGTTACGTTCTTGTAAATCTTTGAAAAGACAAACCCGTCTTGATCTTTCACAAATTCTAATTTGAACTGATCCTCAAGGGCACTTGCCAGACCCATTGCAAGACGTGTCAAAGTTGTCGTTGTCGATACGCTGTCCACACATTTCTTTAGTGCAATGTAAGCTGCAATCTCTGGATCAAACTTGTTCAGAGTCACAGCAGAGTAAGCGGCTTTAGTAGTCGCCCCTGATAGGGCTGTAGTCACAAACTCGGTAATGCCTGCAGATACATCATCAACAGACTTCTTAAGTAATATCACACCATAAGCAGTGTTGCTTTCGGCTTGGCTTTGTAAGCTTTTGTTTACGTTCTTTCGGTAAGCTTCAACACCTAGTTGGTGCATCTGCAGTTCAAGCTGTCTCTGTTTCTCCAAGAGGTCAGTCATGTGATGGTATCCTTAAGGTTACTATAGGTATGTTTGGGGGACCTAGGGCGATAGTGGCATTTATTGGACACCACTACTTACGCCACCACAGTCTGAGGTGTGGCGTGAAACCTGAAATCTATTGCACATGTGAGAGTGTCTGAGTTTACACTGTAAACGCGAGGAGTTGCCATATAAATAAGGGAAGCGGCGTACACTTGCACAGGTGATAGGAGGTAGCAGGACATTTTAAGTCTCCCGTGGGGTTGTGGGCGTTATTGTATTTAAGCACTCATAAACAGTAAATATCTACTGTCAAGTCTACTTCACCAAGACTGGAAAAGTATTTGTTTTCATAATGGTACCCGTGGCCGGACTCGAACCGGCACGCCCGAAGGCCACAGATTTTAAGTCTGTTATGTCTACCATTCCATCACACGGGCAACGCCACTGAAGGCCACTAGCGCCACAGCTTACGCCACAGGCTAGATAGGCCGTAGATATACCCTCTACTGTTCCAAAGAAGCAATCGCATTTTGCGAGTTTAGAGGGGAAATCTTGGCATACTTCATGGTGGTCTGGATCGTCTTGTGACCCATTAAGGCTTGGACCACCTGTAAGGGGGCCCCTTTTTGCACTAGGCGGGATGCAAAAGTATGCCGGAGCGTGTGCCACACCACATCCTCGCCTAGTCCTGAAAGTCCCCTGACACGCTCCCACCCACTTCTCCACCACGATCCGCGGGGGAATAGGTACTCAGGCTGCGGACTATCGCTAAGAGCTCGACACCTTCGAGCAATCACAGCCTTAGCCCTCTTGGTCAGGGGGATGGATCGCCAGTCGTGGTTCTTGCCATCAACTAGTAACCCACCGTCTCGCATGCTGTCTGTTTTCAACGCATGTAATTCTCCTGCACGAATACCAGTGTCCACGGCAATTACAATAGCATCCATCAGGTCATTATAACCTAAATATTCAGCTTTATTGATTAGCGCAACCACTTCGTCTTCAGTGAGCCAGCGCATGCGCCATTTAGTCTCCTGAAGCCGTCGCAGTTTAGGTTTTTTATCAATCTTATCGTACTCCAAAGATACAGTAAGCATCTTGGACAATGCCGCTAAGTGTCGATTGATTGTGGCATTGGATTTGGAGAGGTTTTTGAGCTCAAGAATGTACTCATCAATCAGCTCGGTTGAAATGTCTTTCACAGGGATTTTAGAACCAAAGAATTTAAGTGCTCTGTTCATGTTATATACCATCTTGGCTTCAGAACGGGACCCACGCCAAGCAACCTGATAAGTACGGTCACCAGCGTCTTTAAGAGTCCACGACTGAGTAGAGGGTAATTTAGATGATAGGGTGGGTAGGTCTTTGCCCAAGACAAGCGCTTCACGTGCTTGCTCTTCCCAAATCAAAGCATCAACTTTGGTATCAAAACTCCTGCGAACCCTTGTACCATTGCTAGAGATGTAGGCTTGGTACTTTGATCCACGTTTTGATACGGTCATTATTTATTCAAGAAGCGTACTCACGTTTTGAAACAACTTCTTGCCTCTGTTTGTTAATAGAAGAACTTTTCGGTTACCATAGGCAACGTCTCTGGTGATGGTAATTAAGGCCATACCTTCATCGCCTTGCCGTCTTGTTTCGGACAGCATTTTGCAATGGCGTGAGGCTGAGGCCATAGTGATGTGCAGCTTATCCACAATATCAGAAATAATCAGAGGAGCTGCGTTGGTACTCTCGTTATAGGCAATGGCCATAAACACTTGTACTGTGGTTACACGGACACCGTCGTCATGGTGCCTAAATTGATCAAGGATTAGATTTAGATTTCTCATCTTTCTTTTTTACACTGGCACAGAGCCAAAGTCCTCCTAAAGTTATGCTAAATCCACGACTGGTGCCAGTATGATACTCTATACTAGGAAGCAAGGGCGCGGAATCGTCAGTTGATATGAATAGTTCGATGCGTTTGGTTTTGATAAACATCATTAAGCCTGTAATTTCTCATTTAGTAGTAAATTTCAGATAGTAAAGACGTCTTAAGCCCCCTTCACTTGGTTTATGTAGACGTAACGGACGTAGCGCTGCCCAGTGACAGGGTGAGTTTTGTGAGTAGAGACAATCTTATGTCCCAATTCGCGTAGATCGCGGATGCGCCGTGTTAAACTTGATATGCTATATTCAACCACCGCTTCACGGACGGTAATTGTTGAGGTTTGCTTGAAGTGGTGAAGAAGTGTCTGAACTTGTGTTTTATTGGTCATGTTAATTCCTAAGGTTGTTTCATAGCTTACACTAATGCAAATTAAAAGGGAGGCTCTTCGCCAATGTGTGAAGGTTTCCACGCACGGTGAGGCAAAGGAGCCTTGGTTTCGTCTTCGGGGTAATTTTTGGAAGGCGCTGGGCCAAGGAAATCTGATAGGAAGTCCCGTAGCTCCCAGCCCATGCCGTCGGTATCTTTAGGCAATGCCATGTCGTACACGCCAGTGGGTCCACGTCACGGCCTGTACCTCCATTGGAAGGACTTTGCGGTCCTCTGCTTTGGAAATAATATCAGCGGCCTCGCGATAGGCGTTGGCAATGTGATTATACTCGTTATCGCCCATTGATTTAGATTTAAGGGCAACACGGGAACCATAAAAGATGTTACGGGCATGGCCATCAACACAAACAGCCGTTGGGTTCGCAGGGTCATTAATGCACTGAAAGAACGCCTTAGTTTTGTTGCCGTTCAGTATGCTACGGATATTATTAATAAGATCAGGACCCATACCAAAGTAAGTGACCGAAAGAATCTTACACGCTTTTTCACGATTTAGTGGGTAAGCACTTAAGCGAGTCTCGCGCCAGTCTGTGCTGTCTGATTGGGAAGAAACCATAGCCGTCAACAGGGTCTCAGCGTCTTTACAATTACGCTCCCAGCGGACATTAGGTGATAGGGCGGCTATTACACCCTCCACAATCTCGTCGCGGATGTTAACAATATCGCCAATCCGTGAGGCAATTGCTTTTGCATTCGGGTACCAATTAAGACCCGCTACTTTTTCCTCAGTTGAGGCGCTGAAGTAGCAACCTACAATGTTGAATGGGTTATTTTCATATGTTTTCTTAGGCATTGCGATAGTCCTTAGAGTTTACACTGTAAACGCTGCGAATGTGGTGGCCACAACGCTTACAGTAGGTTTGAATTTAGGTGATGTGTTTAATCTACTTGCACTAGTGAGATATGTCAATCAAACACCACAAAAGCGTACAAAATCTGGCGTTAGGTCCTCGCCGTCTTCGCCTGTGGCCTCAAGGTCTACGCCGATACAGTCGCCATCAGTTAATTCAACTAAAGCACGGGCCGCTTTACGGAGCGTCTCGCCTTGGACATAAAACAGCTCAACACCGTTCGCACCTTCGTACCATCCACTTATATTTAAAGGCTGTGATTTAAGCATGGGGTAATCTTTCTGGGGTAATACATACACCCACCCTACGCAGCCCAAGAGAACCCAAGGGTATGGGTTCAGGCGGTAAGACGTTCAGGCGGTAATATGATAGGGATGATAGGGTTTTTCTCAAATTCAATTTGAATGATCGAAAACCCAAAAAAAGGACCGCCCGAAGGCGATCCAAGTTGAGGGAGGTAGTTTGGGAGGCGGTGGCGTTTACATTGTAAACCTTTTGATCACCCCCATTATATCATGGCCGCTTGTTGTGGTTTGGTTTTCACCTTGGGAACCTTGATGGGGGCCTTAGGTTCCTGCGTTGGCTTGTTGCCCGTCGCGTGATCCTGAAGGGTGGTTTGCAACATGTAGTCGAAATTCTGAAGGGCCTTTGTTTCGCCCCTAGCTTTCAATTGGTTCCTAAAGGTTGCAAGCGCTTGGATGAT